TCCAGAGCTGCCGTCCGCTTCAAGGTCTTCATCAATGACCTATGCGGATCGAACTTTCATGGACGCGGATGACCACGAACCTCGCGACCGTTTGGCTGCGTTCCTTACGCGCCAGTATCGCGGCGAGCACAAAACCAAGCGCCTAGCGTCAGACATCAACTGCACGCCTAAGGCCGCTCAAAACATCATGAATGGCCATTGGCCGAACTCCCGGCACATGGCCGCCATCGTCCGCCGCTTTGGCCGGGACGTGGTCGAGATCATGTTCGCGCCCGAGATCGACGATACTGTGGCTCGTCTAGAAGCGGAGGTGCGCCAGCTTGAAGAACAGCTCGAAGAAAAGCGTCGCCTTGCGCGCAAGGTTGCGGGCCTTCGGGGTCGCACTTCGCCGCGCATGGCTGCGTTGGAGGACGGGACCTCCCGATCCGTAGAGCGCGAACCCGCGCCCTAACGCTCAGACACCGCCAACCATCCGCGGCGGTCTGAGCGGGTGGGTATGCAGGGGAGGCGCGGCATGTCAGACGACAGCTCGCACACCGACACATTGAACCAGGCGGCCCAAGGCCAAATCCGGTCGATTGTCGAGCGCTTGGAGCGGCTCGAACAAGAGAAGGCCGAGGTCGCCGCTCAAATCAAAGAAGTTCTGGCTGAAGCGAAAGGCAATGGCCTCTCGCCGACGATGCTCCGCAAGGCCGTCCGCCTTCGCAAGATCGACCGGGCAAAGCGCCAGGAAGACGAGGCGATCCTCGATCTCTACATGTCCGCGCTGGGCGAGCTGCCGCTATTCGAGCGCGCCAAGCCGAGTGCGCCAGAGCGCAGCACTGAGGTTGTTGCCACCCCCGATCAGCTTGCCGTCGCCGAGCGAATGGTCCGTGGCGTTCCTCAAGATCAGGCCTTGTATGACCAAGCGGTGGCGTTGGTCCGCCGCGACGGTAAGGCGTCCGTTTCCTACATCCAACGCTGCCTACAGATTGGGTTCAATCGCGCCTCGTCCTTGATCGAGCGCATGGAGGCCGAGGGCATTGTCGGCCGCTCCAACAGCGCCGGTTATCGCGACATCCTGGCTGATGCTCCCGCCTCTCCTGAAGAGGTGGTGGCATGACAACCGCTGTCATCCTGTTGATCCTCGCTGGGATTGGGGCCGGGGTCGTCATCAGCGGCGGACCCCCTTGGATCTCGGCCGTCGTGATGCTGGCTGCATACGCTGGCGGCGTCCTTGTGGGCCTCGCGTCATGAGGTGGCCCTGGTTCAAACCCCGCCTATCGCGCGCTGAGAAGGCCGCTCAAGCTTCGGCTCTGGCCGTCAGCACCCGCGATGTGAAGCGTGTTCGAGACGCCAAGTTCGCAGCCAACATCGCAGGTCTTAGGGCCTACGTAGATGCAGAAGCACGAGCACGTTTCGACGCCACAATGTCAGCAATTGAAGGGCTTGGTTCATCCCAGAGCCAGCCCGTCCCCGGTCGCCATAGAGCCGCCCGGAACCTGAAGGTGTCGCCTGATGGATGGGTGAAGCTGAAATGATCTCCTTCACCATCCCCGGCGCACCTCGCGGAAAGGGGCGCCCGCGCTTCCGTCGTACCAAGAACTTCGTTTCGACCTACAGCGACCCCAAGACCGCCAACTACGAGAACCTGATCGCATACGCCGCCCAGGAGGCGAGGGGGCCACGCAAGCCCTTGGAAGGCCCTCTCGTCGTCACGGTACTGATCCGGCTTGCGCCGCCCGCCTCGACGTCCAAGCGCGCCCGAGCGGCGATGCTGGCCGGCGAGATCCACCCGACTAAAAAGCCGGACATCGACAACTGCCTGAAGGCGGTGCTGGACGGTTGCAACGGCGTGGCCTTCGCCGATGACGCTCAGGTCTGCTGGATCAACGCGGGCAAGGTCTACGCCGAGACGGCCGGCGTCGATGTGACGATCACCTCAGACACGAAGGTCGCGGCATGATCGCGCCCAAAACCTATCACGACGGCGGCGAGCCCTACTTCTGGGCGCTCCACACCTACGAGCGCCTCGCCGAGCAGTACGGCAAGGCCCGCGCCGATCTCATCATCCGAGGCCGTGACCCGGCCACTCAATCAGACGTCGCCGCCTGGCGGAAGCTGGGCGAGGGGAGGGAAGCCGCATGGGCCTGAAGTGGACCGACGAACAGCTAGACGCGCTTCGCAAGCTCTGGGCGGCAGACACCCCCACGCCGGAGATCGCCGCGCAGGTTAATCGAACAGAGGCCGCCGTTACCGACAAGGCGCACCAGATGAAGTTGCCTCATCGGACGAACAACAACTGGCCGCCGGAAAAGGACGAGATCCTTCGGACGGCTTTCGCTGCCGGGAAGACCTTCCAGGAAATAGCCGTGCTGCTCGGCGGCAAGCTATCGCGCAGTGCGGTGATCGGCAGGGCTACCCGCCTTGGGCTAACCCGAGTGAAGGCCGCCAATCTGAAGGTCGTGGTGAGCGCGCCGGCCAGCGAATTAGCGCTGAAGGTAAAGCGCTCCGGCACGGTGCTGACGTTCCGGCTGCTGACTGAGCGAGCCGATACGCTGTCGCCTCCGCTGCCGGGGTCAAAGCCTCGCCCGTGGACTGAGCGCGACGTGCGCGGCGGGCCGAAACTCTGCTGCTGGCCGGTGGATGTGGAGGGCGCCGACATCCAGCATTCGTGCTGTCTGCCGCGCGCTAAGGGCCACCAATCTTACTGCGACGAACATGCGGACCTGATGCTTCAACCGCACCTCAGAAAACGCCAGAAGTCACCTGATTTATTTGAAGAAAGCGGCGTTTTTCCGCTTCGACCAACACCCAAACCAGCGGAGAATCAGTCGGGTGGAGCGGTGCTGAAACACCAACCCCACCCTAGCGAAATCCAGATGCTGAGGTCTGAAAATGCTTGAGGCGAAACTGCCCGACACCGGGATTCTGTTCAACCCCTCGATGGGCCGCCCGAAGTCCGTAACGGAGACTGAGCGCGACATCGAGTTCATCCGCAACAGCGTCGAGACGATGGCTGACCCCGCTATCGCTAAAGCCCTCGGCTGGAAGCAATGGCGTGTGCTGGTCGTTCGTCACGAGCACGGCATCCCGGCGCACACCCGTGACGGATTCTGGACCGACGAGAAGCGCGCCGAGCTGAAGCGGATCTGCATTGACGAGTGCAAAACCAACGTCGAGGCGGCCGCGGCCCTGGGTTGCTCGCCTATCGCTGTGAAGCGCAAGCTGGAGCGCCTGGGCTGGACCCGCGATCCGCAGATGCTTCATGAGCGCCGCGTCGCTGTGAACAAAGAGGTCGGCTATCGGCCCCGCCGCAACCGGCCGGCGCCCAAGCCTAAGCCGGTCGTCGTGGCGGCTCACGCGGTTGTGGCGCCTGCGCCCATCGCGCCGAAGCCCTATCAGCTTCACTACGCCCCCATCGTCTTTGCAGCACCACGGGTAGAGACAGAAACACTCGGCGATCGCATCCTCCGAGAGCTTTCCGCCAAGCCTCTTTCGTGTCCCTCTCTTGCAACCTTGCTAGGAGTAAATGAGGAACTAGTTAGCCGACAGCTTCGTGTGTTTGAACATGAAGGCTTAGTTGTCAGTGGGTCAGTAGATGACCGAGGGCAACGTTACAGGTCGTGGACTTATATTGGTCCATCCGTTGCTGAAAGTGCTGCCTCGCTTCACTGCGGCCCCGATAGCTTGGTTGTCGCTGGAGAAGCGGCATGAGTGCGCGGCACACCCCCGGCCCTTGGGAAGTTCACCACGAGCTGATCGACGGCGTTGAAACCCACATCCGCGCGCCCATCGCCGGACACCCTGGCGACTACTGGTGGATCGCCGGAATGTGCGGCGGGATGCTGGGCGACTGGGATCAGGCTAACCCCCATCTGATCGCGGCTGCGCCGGACCTGAAGGACGCGTTGCGGGACCTCCTGCGCCACTACGTCCAACTCGTGAACAGCGGGGACGCTGGCAACTGGGATCCTGAAACCGAGATCGTTGTGAAGGACGCCCGAAAAGCCCTCTCCCAAGCATCGGGAGAAGCAGCATGAACCGTCACGTACAGCAGGAAATGGCTGTCGTCTGGACCGGCGGCGGACGTCGCTATTTCACCCGCAAGGCGGCGCTCCGAGGCGCAGCCAAGGCAATCATCCGCGATGCTCTCCGAGCAACCGGCGACGAGGCTGACGACCCCGTTCAATACCAAGCGTGGGTCGCCCAGCTCGTCGGCAAGATCGAGCGCGGCGAACGGCCCGAACTCGACTTCGACGCCCAAGCGTCGGGAGAAGCAGCATGAGCGACACCGCGCTTGTCCGCGCCGTGAAGGCCTATCGCCTGGAGCATCGCTGCGGCCTTCAGGAGGCTATCGACGCCGTCCGGGGACCGCGCACGGCGCAGCCCGACACGATGACCGACTACGCATCCCGCTTGGGGATTGTGGAGCAGATCATCGCTGGAGTGTTTCGGCGTCAACCGGACATGAGCGGAGATACCCGCCGACGTCTGGCCCCACACGAGTATAGGGCTGTTCAGGAAGCTGCCGCCGAGATCGCTGCGCTCTTTGGGAAAGAACGGCCAAGTGACACGCGGGTCGCGGAGGTCGCCGAGGAAACATTTGGCTTGCCGTATGGCTCCCTCCAAAGGGGCGCTGAGATCGGTGACGGCGCGCAAGACGCGTCCGCGATGGTGGGCTCCGGGACGCCCCCGAAAGACGGTGCAGCATGAGCGATCTTCTGCCCCCAACCGACCCCCACCACGGCAATCGCGCCCGCCGACCCACCCCGGAAGCCGTGGAGCGCATCTGCCAGCGGATCGCCACTGAGCGCGGCCTGACCCTCAACAACGTCATGTTCGGCTATGGCGCCGTGAACAAGTCCGCTCGCCGCGATGCGTTCAAAGCCGTCGTGGCTGAAACGGGCTGCTCGGTGTCGGGCTTGGCGCAAACCCTCGGTCGTGACCGTAGCGGGCTCTTTGCCACGCTTGCCTACGTGGACCAACCCGCCAAACCCGCCAGGCCGCCACGCGCACCCAGATCACCCCGCACGCTGCCATCTGGCAGTGAAGGCGTATCAGTCTGCCAAGACGTCCGCGACGAGGTGCTTGCCGAGGTCCACCGCGAAACCGGCGTGCCCCCGAGCCTGATCCTTAGCCGGGACAAGAGCCGAGCCATCTACAGAGCCCGTGCGGAGGCCCTGTGGCGGCTTCGGGACATGAAGCGGGCCGATGGGTCACCCAAGTACAGTTTCTCCGTCCTGGGACGCACGTTCGGCATCCACCACACCGCGGCTATGGACGCCGTGGGCGAGCGCGCGGGGAGGGTGCGGGCGTGAAGGAAGACAAACCCGACACCTGGATGCCGCTCGTCATCGGGGACTACCTGAAGGACACGACGCGGCTCACGACGGAGCAGCACGGCGCATACCTGCTGCTGATCATGTCCTATTGGGTCGATGGCCCGCCCGCGAACGACGATGAAGACCTGGGCGCAATCACTGGCCTGGACGCGAAGGCGTGGAAGAAGAACAGGCCGAAGCTTGAGCGGTTCTTCCGCATCGAGGATGGCCGGTGGCGTCACAAGCGCATCGACATGGAGATCGATCGCTGGACCGAAAAGAAGAAACTGTACGCCGAACGCGCCGCTGCTGGTGGCCGTGCCAAGGCTGCTAAAAGCAGTGCTTCAAGCACGCCGCAAGCAGACATTAAGCAGCCAAAAACACCCGAAAAATCCTGCTTAAAACCTGCTCCGCAACCCGCATCCGTAGAGGTAGATGCCCATAAAGGGCAATCTACCCTCTACGGCGGCCTTCGCCTTGAAGCGCGCCCTGAAGGCGCTTCAAGACTCCGCCTCCTAGTCGGGCCGGACGAAACCGAGCGTGGTTGGCTCGTCGACGCCGCTAGAGCGGATCACGACCTAATCCTCGCCAAGCGGAACGATCCTGACCACGCCAGCGAGCTTGCCGAGTTCATCGCCCACGCCAAGACCGAAGCGTCGAAGCTCCGGAAGAGGGCCGTCGCATGAAGAACAACATGCGAACATTGACCTTTGCGCGGTCGGCGAACCAGGGCATATTCCATGTTGGTTCTGCGGCCACGCTACCCGCAGGCGGCGAGATGATCCGGTCGGTAAACGGCGGCGGCTCTCGCTGGAAGGCTACCGTGGGATGCGACCAAGCCGAGGGCAGTCCGAAAGGTGGAGGCCCGGTCGCCGGCGTGACGCTACGCCGAAAGCTGCCACCAACCATGACGGCGCGTCGCCAGTCGTGGGTCTGTAGCGACGGGGCGGCTCCGAAGGCCATCTTGATCGGCGAAGGACTGGACCGCCCTGAGGAAGCCTCGCGGCTACTCGGGAGTGGTCCTATGTCCTTCACTCAGGGGACCCACCAAAGGCCATCAACTAAGGCTCTACGACCGACTTCTACAGCGCGCGGCCGTTTTTCGGCGTCGATCTGCGACACCCAAGACCCTCTCAAAAAATTTGGCGGCGTTGCCGTGACCCCCTCCCAACCCCTCGTGCGGAGATTGCTTGATGCAAGTTTTTGAAGGCGCCAGTGGCGGCCTGATCAAGGCGTGGATCGACGGCGTTCAAGTCGAGGACCAAGCCCGCGCGCAACTCGACAACCTCGCTGCGATGCCGTTCATCCATAAGCACCTCGCCGTCATGCCTGACGTTCACTGGGGCATGGGCGCAACTGTCGGATCGGTGATCGCCACCAAGGGCGCGGTAATCCCCGCTGCGGTCGGCGTGGACATCGGGTGCGGGATGATCGCCCAGCGGACCACCCTCACGGGCAGCGACCTTCCCGACAACCTCCTGGGTCTGCGTATCGCCATTGAGGCGCGCATCCCGCATGGCCGCACCAACAACGGCGGGCCGGGCGACCGTGGAGCCTGGGGCGAAGCGCCAGAGCGTAGCGCTACGGCCTTCCGCACGAACTTGGAAGCCGAGTTGGCGGTTCTCGCCGACAAGCACCCCAAGATCGAGCGTGCGGCGCGGGGCGCCGTCAATCACGCCGGCACTCTCGGCGGCGGCAACCACTTCGTTGAGGTCTGCCTGGACGAAGAGGATCGGGTCTGGGTGATGCTTCACTCGGGATCGCGCGGCGTTGGCAACTCGATTGGGCGCTACTTCATCGAGAAGGCGAAGGAGGAAATGCGCCGCTGGCACATCAACTTGCCAGACCAAGACCTCGCGTACCTGCCGCAAGGCTCGGAGCACTTTGACGACTACCTGAAGGCGGTGTCGTGGGCGCAGAGCTTCGCGAAGCTGAACCGCGACTTGATGATGACCGCCGCGCTAGAGGCGCTGTCGGTGACGGTCCCGAAGCCGTTCACCTGTGAATGCAAGGCGGTCAACTGCCACCACAACTACATCAGCCAAGAGCATCACTTCGGCGACGACGTCTTCGTCACCCGCAAGGGCGCGGTGCGCGTCACGCCTGATCAACTCGGGATCATTCCCGGCTCGATGGGCGCGAAGTCGTTCATCGTGCGAGGCAAGGCGGGCAAAGCTCTCGCCGAAAGCTTCAACTCCAGCTCGCACGGTGCTGGTCGGTCGATGTCACGAACCGAGGCCAAGCGCCGGTTCACACTGGAGGACCACATCAAAGCGACCGAGGGTGTCGAGTGCCGCAAGGACGACGACGTCATTGATGAGACGCCGGCCGCTTACAAACCAATCGACGCCGTGATGGCTGCGCAGGACGACCACGTCGAGCCTGTCCACCAGTTGCGCCAAGTCGTCTGCGTGAAGGGATAGACTGATGACCCAGCGTCGAACCGACATGCCGACCCGCCCCGTGTTTTTTCACCGGGCAGAGCACTTCTACATGATCAACATTTACGACGACGACACCCCCGAACAGATCGGCGACCACGCTGGGCTGAACCCCGGAACGCTGAAGGTCACAGACGCGCTGACCGGCGAAGTGCTGTGGAGGCTGCAGTGACCCTGACCGACGAACTGCTGTCGCCAGACCATCGCAAGCCGGTGGACCCTAAAGCCGTCTACCGCACTCGCCGTGTGGGGTTGTTCGAGGAAGCTGCGGACAAGATCGAGGGTCTAACGGCCGATCTGCGCAACGCCGTGGAGGTGGCCTACAGGCGCGGCGCCACCGACTGGACCCGCCTCAACTACCCGACTTGGTTCCAGCAGTTTGAGGCGGCGGCTGCGGTTGAGCGCACTGGTCTTGTCGCAATCGAAGGCGATGAGCCATGAAACTCCTAGTCTGCGGAGGCAGAGACTACACCGACGACGATGGGTCACTGGTTGCGGCGATGACGTCGGTTTGGAAGCGTGAGCGATCCGAGCTGATATTCATCACTGGCTACGACCCGTGGGATGAGAAATTCCAAGGTGCTGATCAACTCGCCTACGAGTTCGCCAAGCGCTTCGCGATCCCCGTCATGACGTTCCCGGCGCCATGGTCCCGCCACGGGCGCGCGGCTGGTCCGAAGCGCAACGAGCGGATGAAGGCCGACGCGCAGCCGGACGCGGCTATAGCGGCTCCTGGCGGGCGAGGAACGGCTGACATGGTGTCCAGGCTGGCAGCGGCCAACGTTCCCGTCTGGGAGTTGGGCGGCGTGCCGGTGAAGCGGATCTCGGCGCATGGTTAGCCGCCAAGGTGAGGTCGTTCGCAGTGGGATCGTTGCGACGTGGCAGGACGGGCGGCGCTCGACAACTGAGCGCGTTGTGACGACCACGACTGACATTCGCGATGTTCCGGGCGTCGGCCGCGTGGACTTCGGCAATGTTCACTTCGGGCCCGAGCGGACGGTGTGGCTTAAGCCTGTCGCCCCGCGCTTCGGACCTCCCATCGTCCTGCCAATCAGAGGAACAGCCCTGTGAGCAAAGAGAACTTCAACCGCATCATGGCTGGGCTAGACGAGGCTCGGCGTCACGCGGATGGCGAGGATGTGCCGGGCATGGTGATCCACCGGCCCGATCCCGTCAGTCTCGTGGCGGCGGTGAAGGCGCGGGGCTGGGATGTCAGCCGCTACCCTGACGATCCCGCAATGTGGGGCATTTGGGACATCTCTGGTCAGCGGGCGACGAGCGAAGCGTACCGCTGCGAAGCCGACGCCTACGCCGAAGTGCTAGGCTGGATGGTTGCGGCAGAGCTGACGCCGTTCGTCGGAACTAAGAGCGTTCGGCCATGAATGTCATTCGAATGCCGCTCCCCAAACGTGACTGTTACGGGTGTTTCGACTTCGAGCGGTCCGGGCCAAATCGCTGCGTGGTGTGTGGGCGACCGATTGGTGCGCGCTTGCCCGAAGATGAGCGGCCCCCAGCCGAAGCCGGCTGGTGGATTGCGGCTCTGGTCGGGGACTGACCGCGCTAGGTGGCAGCGCCACTTGAGCGTCGCCGCACAGGTCCATCCACCGTTCCGGGAGGCGATAAAAACCTTCCCCAAATACCCACAACAAGCGCTACTTTTCCCCTTCCAACAGGTCAAATCAGTATATGAATCAAAGGGTAGGGGCGCACTAAGTTCAGGTCGGGGATGACCAGCCGTGTCCTATCGTATTCCGCCCAGCATGGACGACGCCGACTCTTGCCTCCCGTTGGAGGTCAAGCGTTGGTACATCGTCTACACAAAGGTCCGCCGAGAGCGTCACGCGCTGATCGGCCTGCAAGAGGCGGGGCTTCGCGCCTACCTCCCGCAGATGACGGACTGGATTGTCCACGCCCGCAAAAAGTCCAAGGTCGAGCGACCGCTGTTCCCGCGCTACCTGTTTGTAGAGCTGAGCGCCGACAGTCCTGAGTTCTACCGGGTCCGCGACAACCGCGACGTCGAGTGCCTGGTGGGATCGTGCGGCTCACCCATTGTCGTCCGCCCCAAGGATGTGAACGACATTCGCAGCGCCGAAGCGGCCGGCGAGTACGACCTGACGAACGGCGAAGACCCGAACGACCCCTACAAAGCTGGCGATAGCGTCATGGTGAAGGTTGGCGGAAAGTTCGCTGGCTGGCCGGGTAGGGTGGTCCGCATGACGGAGGCCCAGCGCGTCGAGGTCCTTATCCGTGGCATTGGCGGCAAGGAGCACACGAAGACCTTCGGGCCTGACGAATTGGAGGCTGCGGCATGATCCGGTTGTGGCGCTGGCTCATGTGCCGAATTGGTCGGCATCACCGGCTAGATGTGATCCTGTCGTTCGGATCAGCGAAGCACATCGGTTGCCCAGACTGCGGAGCCCAGATGGGAATGCATGACGGCTTGCGTGCGGTGATCCCGTGGGATGGGGAGGTTGCCACGTTCTACGCCGACATGGGCTATCCGGTGGAGCAGGCGACCGCGCAATGGCTGCGTCGTCGCCGACCCAAGACCGCCGATCCTCACGGCTGGAGCCGCTAGATGTTGCGGCATGAAAATAATTCCACACCAGGGCTTGCGTCGGTCGCGCGGTCACGCTAGAAACGAAGGTGAGCACAGTTGCGCCCGCCGGTGTGATTTCACCCGGTGTCCGGCGTGTGCGTGTTTTCCCCATTCAGCCGCAGCGATCCAATCGCGCTCTGCCGAGCAGCGGCGACCAATCGAGCCCAAAACCAACGCCGACCGCACACCGTGCTTGATCATTGCGGCTCACGGTTTTCGAGGCTCGACCCCATCGGCACCCAACGCGGGCCGATCTGCCCGAGCGAACCTGCCGGGTAGCCGAACTAACCCAGGCCCACCCAATGCAATCCGAGACCCTTCAAGCGACCGAAGCGTACAGCGCTGCACGTTCGACCCATCCTCGTGTGTCCCTTGCGGACATGGAGGGGAAGATCAGCGCTCACCACTACTTCACGGCTGGAGCCGCCATCGCGGCGCTCAACCACCCGAAGCAAGCCGACAGCCCGCTCGACATCCTGACGATCTGCGTCCTTGTAATGCAGAACGGCTTCACCGTCATCGGCAAGTCGGCACCGGCCAGCCCTGAGAACTTCGACCCTGAGAAGGGCGCGCGGTTCGCCTACGAAGACGCCATCAAGCAGCTTTGGCCCCTGGAGGGTTACGCTCTCCGCGAACGCCTCGCTGAGCAGTCCTCGATGGTCCAAGCGGCCTAGTTGGTCAGGGGCGTTCACGTCGGACGCCCCGACTACCCCACAGCGCGGAGACACCCGATGCGCGAACACATCCACGCCCCGGCTCACGACGAGCACATCCACATGCCGGCCGCTGGCGAGCCCAGCCGTGACGCTGCTGGCGTTGGCCCGATGGCGAGCCTCTGCCTTATGACGCAGGCTCAGACCGCCGAGCTTCGCCGTCTTCTCTCGCCCCGCCCGGTCGAGTGACATGGCTAAGCCGCTCTCGCCAGACGATGAGCTGCACCACGAACTATCCAGAGACGCAGAAGCTTTCGCCTCGGAAGCCGAGCGTCTGATCCAAACTGGCGCTGGGATCGTCTACCAAGGCGTCCCAATCGGCGAACCGATCACGCCAGCCCTCGCCGAGCCTGACGACGACACCGAGGCGCTAGAGCGCGAAGCCTTCGGGTCCACGTCATGAAGTGGAAGGGTATCGATCTCACTGCGATGACCGAGGCTCAGCTCGACGCCGCTGAAGCCGACATGATCGCCGCGGTCCATGAAGCGCTGGGCAGTTACAACACAATGGTCGGCAGCTACCGCGCTCTCGGCCTCGAACGCCAACGCCGCCTGGGTGACGAGATCCTGCCGCGCCGGCCCGACAATCGGACGCTGAATTAGCGTGGCTACGAGACAGCGACGCTTCACCAAGCGCAACGCTCTCGAACTAATAGCCGCAGCCATTGCCAACGTAGAGGCCCGCAAAGCCACTCTGGCGATGTTCACGCCGTATCTGACGAGGGGCTTCAATGGCGAAGGCCGATAAGCCCGACGACGGCCACGTGCTCTATATCGATCGCGGCTGGCAACCGGCCTTCATCGGCTTCTGCCCCAGCAAGCGAGCATGGAAGCGAGAGATGAAGCGTTTCGGCCTCCCGGCTGAACCGTACCCGAAGGACTCCGGCCGCTGCTCGACGTTCAAGCACGACGGCTCGCTAGTCATCCTGATCACTGTGAAGGACGGAAGCGAAGCCGATCATTGCGAGCAGGAGATCTACGGCCTCCTGGTTCACGAATGCACGCACGCTTGGCAGTTCGTCCGCCGCAACATGGGCGAGACTGATCCGTCAGACGAGTTCGAAGCCTACGCCATGCAGGCGATCTTCCAGGGCATCCATAGCGCCTGGCACCAATCACGCGGTCCGTGCCGCGCCTAACCGTTTAGCCCGCGTTCTCCCGCGCAGACCCATTCCAGGCAGGTGCGCGACACCAACTGATCGAGATGTGCGTGAGCAAGCCGGAGCGGGCCTAAAGCATTTCGCCGGCCAATCTCGATAAGCCTGAACTTCAACCACGATCCGAAAGCCAGGACATCCGTAGGGATCTGGCGGAAGGGCGATCAATGACCAAGCCAGCAGCCAAGACGGGCCGCCCCACTAAGTTCAAGCCCGAGTTCGTGGCCCAGGCCGCCAAGCTCGCTGCGCTGGGTGCGACTGACCGCGAGGCGGCTGAGTTCTTTGAGGTGGATGAGCGCACGCTTCATCGCTGGAAGCACGAGAACGAGGCGTTTTGTCAGTCCTTAAAGGTCGGCAAGGAAATCGCCGACGCCCGTGTTGAGCAGTCTCTGTATCGCAAGGCGCTCGGCTATAGCCACGACGCCGTGAAGATCGCGGTCAATGCTGAAGGCAAGGTGACTGAGGTCCCCTTCGTTGAGCACTACGCGCCCGACACGACTGCGGCGATCTTCTGGCTGAAGAACCGCGACCCGCAGCGTTGGCGTGACGTGAAGGCTCAAGAGATCAGCGCGCCAGGCGGCGGGCCAGTTCAAGTCACACGCATTCAACTCATCGGACCGGATGACAACGGCGCGGATTAGGATTCCGCCGAAGCTCATTCCGGTCTTTCTCGGGTCGGCTCCGGTTCGTGGAGCAAAAGGCGGTCGGGGTTCAGCGAAGACGCGGACCTTCGCCAAGATGAGCGCAATCCGCGGCTATGAGCTTAGCCAAGGGGGCGACGAGGGCCTGATCCTCTGTGGCCGCGAGCACATGAACTCGCTGGACGAAAGTTCGATGGCCGAGATCAAGGCCGCGATCCGCGAGGAAGAGTTTCTAGCCGACCACTACGAGATCGGCGAAAAGTACATCAGGACCCGCGACCGGCGCATTGAGTACGCGTTCGCCGGCCTTCGTCACAACCTCGACAGCATCAAGTCAAAGGCCCGCATCAAGCTCTGCTGGGTGGACGAGGCCGAGCCCGTCTCCGAAGCGGCTTGGGCCAAGTTGATCCCGACCCTTCGTGACGAGAACTCCGAGCTTTGGCTGACGTGGAACCCGGAGCGCAAAGCCAGCGCGACCAACAAGCGGTTCAGCGAAAGCCCGCCTGAGGGCTCCAAGATTATCGAGATGAATTGGCGGGACAACCCGTGGTTCCCCGAGATCCTGAACCGCGTTCGTCTGGAAGACCTTGAGAAGCGCCCAGACAGTTACGACCACGTCTGGGAAGGCGGCTTCAAGCTGGTGACTGAGGGCGCCTACTACTCCAAGCACCTCGCCGAGGCTAAGGCGGCCGGTCGCATCGGCAACGTCGCCGCTGACCCGCTAATGACGTTGCGGGCCGTGTTCGACATCGGCGGCACGGGCGCGAAGGCTGACGCGGTCTCGATCTGGATTGTCCAGTTCATCGGTCGCGAGATCAGGGTCCTCGATCACTACACGGCGCAGGGCCAGCCCCTCGCGACGCACGTCAACTGGCTTCGCGACAACGGTTACGGCCGGGCTCACATCTTCCTGCCGCACGACGGCGCGTCGAACGACAAGGTTTATGACGTCTCATACGAGAGCGCGCTGCGAGATGCGGGCTTCGAGGTCGCGGTAGTTCCGAACCAGGGCAAGGGCGCGGCGATGCAGCGGGTCGAAGCCGCTCGCCGCTTGTTCCCGTCTATCTGGTTCAACGAGAAGACCACGGAAGCCGGCCGCGAGGCGTTGGGCGCCTACCACGAGAAGAAGCACCAGATCACAGGCGTCGGGCTTGGCCCGAACCACGACTGGTCCAGCCATGACGCCGACAGCTTCGGGCTGATGTGCGTCGTCTACGAAGA